GGATTTCCCAAATAGTAGATATCATCACTAGAAGATTTGTGATGGTAATGACCACTAAAAGTGTGGCTAAAATTCCTAAAAATTCCACGGTCTAACCCTCCTTCGGATGCCATGCCACGGTGCATGGCAAAACCTGCAATTTCAAAATGACCCATACAAAACTTTGCATCAGTGTCCTTTAGAGTCTTTAAAGAATCTTCATAATTCTCTGGACATATCCAAGGCATCATACAAATCTTATGTGATCCAACGTATATTTCGGTTGGATGGTCAATAACATTTAAGGTGATACCATATTCACCTAACAACAAGTCAGCTGAGTTAACATCGTTAGTGTTCTTGAAGTAAGTATCGTGATTACCCGCCAACATGTGAACTTGAATACCCATTTGGAATAATGGATCAAAGAACATTTGTTTGGCACGTTTTAGTGAAAAGAAGTTGATATACTTCCTACGGTCAAACGTGTCGCCAAGAATAAGTACAGTATCAATCTTTTCTTTTATCAAAGTTGGAAAGAATGTGTCTTTATAAAACTTCTCATAAAAATCCAAAAACAAGGTCGAATCATTTCTGGCACCAAAGTGTTGGTCAGTTATTATTGCTACTTTTGACATTCATCATATTCCACATTTAATTTTTTCATTCGTTCAACCTCAGCATCATACACTCTTTGTCTCAATTTAGAACTACTGTATGGATGTTGTCTATCATGGAAGAACAACTCTATACCGTTATCAAGACAATATTGTTTTGCAGTAAAAGGTTTTGATTTGTATTCATCGCCTAAAAACCGAATATGAATAGTTTGTGTTTTGAAAATGTTTTCCAAATCTTGTTCTGTTTCATATACCAATACTTCATCAACATACTTGCAAGCAGACACTTGAACAAACCTTTCATACAGAGATTGTACAGGTTTGTTTTTACTATCTGGCCTATCAATAGTCGGGTCTGACTGTACTGCTACAATCAAATGGTCACAATGTTGTTTCTCAATTTTTAACATTGTAACATGTCCCGCATGGAATAAATCCAGTGTACTACAATTAAAACCAATCTTCATTATATCACTCCTCAATAAATTTTTCAAGCCCCTTTGGTTTCTTTGCCGCATCTTTTTCGGCTTTCTTTGCTTTTCTGGCATCTTCATATGTTCCAATAAACTCTGCAATATTGTCATACAATTCAAATTGCTTGGTACTACCATCTTCACCTTCTAACATTTCAAATTCATCCAGAATACCATACATCTCTGTGGCTTTGTACTTCACATACAGTTGTTTCTTTTCTTTTTGTATGCGTCTTAGAAAAGCAAAGTAAATGATTTGAGTAAAGTATGCAAATGGATTGGAAGACTTTGTTGGATCAAAGTTTGCAAAGTACATTAAACAGTTTTCAATACCATCGGAAACCATTTCATCTCGGTATGTGTAGTTAATGAAGTTTGGTTTGTGTGATAAACCTTCGGCAATTTTCATCCAACATTCACCAATGTAATTTGGAATGTTTGGTCTTGGTTTGCCAAGTGCATCGGCCTCTACGCAGCTGGCCTTGTAATCGACAAGTGCCTTTAGGAAGTCTTGATTGTTTATATAATGTTTTTGTTTACTCATTCAAATGTACCATAAAAAGTTGTTGACAAGGGGCTTGACATGTGTTATAGTCCTCGGTGTTCCCCTATGATATTAATGTATTAAGGATTTACCAATTTCCTTTTCTTCGAAAGCAGCTAGTACCTCATCATTGAGTTCCACTTCTCTTTCTTTCCTCTCAGAGTCTTTCAACCTAATGATAGCTGTTGAATAGTATTCTTCAAAATCATCAGTTGGATCCATTGTGCATTGAATATTTTCCATACCAATTTCAACAGATTCTCCTTTCATTACGAACACGGGCAACCAGTGTTGTAACATAAGGTTTGTTCCTCTGAGCTCAAACAACATGGGATTATCAATCACCATTTTGTTATTTCTTTCGAAAGTACAGTCACAGATTATATCCAGACCATCTTTTAAGCGTAAAATTTTAACTGCCATTTTTTAGTCCTATATTGTAAATTTTAAAAGAGAACTGTTCTTCATTATATATCTTCACTCTTTCAACGAAATGTTGCAGAGTAAAGTTTGTGTGTTTTTTGATTCTAAGGTCGTCTGCAATATCATAAAGAGTTGCAATATCTTTGCCATCCGACTGTCTTAGACCACGACCAATAGACTGTAAGTTCCTAACCCTAGACTTTGATGGTGATGTGAATATAATGTTGTGCAGATTTCTGATGTTTGTACCAGTACTTGTTGTACCAAATGATGCCACAAATATTGCGTCATCTTCTAATTCCATAATTCTACGTATTTCTTCCCTGACTTCCGTTTCAACGTCACCGTCAACAAAGAACACCTTACGACCAACAGCCTTTTCTTTAATCATTTCATACAGTAGTTTACCGTGTTTCTTCATTTGAAACAATACCAATGTATTTTTAGTTAAACTTACGGCCAAATTACGTATGAAACGATTCCGGTTTTCAGATTCTATTAAGTATTTCAACTCATCTGAATAAGACTTGTCTTTCATTTGTTGACAAATCTCCTCCGAATGTTTAAGTACCAAACACTTGATGTTAAACGATGATAGTTGTTTCTTGTCAATTAACTCTTTGGTTGTTACAACTCTTTTAGTTGGCCCAAATAAACCTTCTAGTACCAGTTTGTGTGTTTTGGTTCCGTCCAAAGTTCCAGTAAGACCGATTCGGTATTTGGCATTGATACATGATGTTAATATTGAAGTCAACGACTGTGCTTTGAATAAGTGTGCCTCATCACCAATCACATAATCAAACTGGTGAAAATACTCTGGTGGCATCTTGTATAGTGACTGCCATGTGGAGATTGTAATGGCTTTGTCTGTGTCCTTTTCTTTACCTTGGTAGATTCTATGTACGTGCATGTAGTTTTTAAAACCAGATTCACTTGCATAGTCTCCAAAATCTCCATATAATTGTTCAACTAACGAGGTCGTTGGTACAATAATCAGACCTTTGAGGTTCTGATAGTCTAAGAGTTGGCGACAAATCAAATAGATGATTAGTGACTTGCCTGATGCGGTTGGTGATAACAACAAGGTTCTACGTTTCTGTATTGCTTCAATGAACGCATGTTCTTGGTGTTCTCTGACACCAATCGGTTTGCCTTGTGAATGTAGATTCAAAGTATCAAAGAATTTGTGTGCATGATACACAGAATATTCATCTTCAATCAGGTCGTGTGAGTAATCATACTCACGTTCATCACAGAATTCGGTCAGATATGGAACTAGTCCAAGATACAATTGATTGGTCTGTAGATTGAATAGTCGAATCTTACCATCCCAAATGCGATTCCGATAGGCTGGAACGAACTGATAACCAGGTACAAAGAACGTGAAGTACTCTGATAGTTCCCGTGCAACATGGCGTTCGCATTCCACTTTGGCGAACACTTCGTCTTTCTTAGTTATTAAAATATCTATATTCAATTTCTTCAACCACTAATGTTAATATGGGTCTGTATTGTATTTCAACCCAATTTTTTGCTGCCCATTCCAAATATTCCATAGGAATATCTTTGAAATAGAAACCTTTATATTTACCAAAATTCATTCTGGTATTTTGTCTGTCTCTGTGGTTTCTACGAGCTTTACGTTCTCTATTCTTTTGTGTCTTACTGTCCACCAACGAATTTCTCCCAAGATATAAAATCTCTTAACTGCCATGTTCTTTGTTTAAGTTCGGCCATAATTGATTCAACCACAGATGTGACTTCTTCATGGTATACTTTCTTCTCAAGTAACTTGATGAGGTCTTTGTCTGCTTCTAGATATGTGTTGATATCAGATTTGAGTGTAAACTGAAATGGTTCCCAACCATAATCGTTTAATTCATCTTCTGTTAGTTTACCAGTAAAGTATTCCCATTTGACCTTACGCATACGCAAGTAATCAAAGTGGGCTTTTTTGGACGCAATCTTATGCTTGGTTAAAATACCAAGATACTTGCTGTGATATTTGGGAATGTTTAATAATTCTTTAGATGGCTCGGTTTGGTCTATGACCGCATCGTTTTCCCACATCTTTAAAATTTGTTCAAGTGTTTCCATATCTATTCATCTATCTATTCAAATAACAAAATCTCTTTCAAAATCAACAACTTAATGTGATTCTATCTATTCAAAACATTATAACACAAAATGATTACACTGTCAAGTAGGTATACGATTGATATCTAAATGTTGCCGTTGCGGTCATTATAGTGTCCGCAGATTGTGTGGTGTCAAATCTAATATCACTAATACTCAAAGGAAATAAATTAGTGTAGTGTATTCTAACTAAAGGATTATTCAGTCCACTTAGTATACTTAATGTGGCATCCGAGAAATGTTTATTGGTCTGTAGTTCTCTACTGCCATCACGTTTTTCGAATCCATCTGGATCAGCCATTGTCAAGAACCAATCGTACAGATTTTTCCATCCTTGTAGTTCTTCATCCAATATGAATTCTACAACCAATGGATCGTATGTCAATTTTGTACCAGGTGAATACATGTCCAAAAATGGTGTTGCTCGGCTTACTTCACCTAAAGATACACCAGGAAGATTAACAGTTTGGCAGAAATATTGTGTGGTTCTAATTCTATCAAACGTTAATAAAAACTTCGTTGACTGTAATAGGTTTGTATTCTCAGGACTTCTGTTTATTGCTGTCATTTTATCTCCTCTATCAGTATTTAGGAGCCAAAAAAAAGACCACCCGAAGGTGGTCTTTAAAATGTCACTCTGCGGTGACTCTTATCTTACATAAGATTTTTCACTTGGAAAATTCTATAGTAAACGTTTGAACGTGCGTTCAATGCGCCATTGCCACTTGTCAAGCCAGTTGCGAATGGGTTTGCAACCATGCCGTAACGAGTCTTGAAACCAATCTTTGGTTGGAATGTGTACTGGTCAATTGCACGAACCATTTGTAGAGGAACGTATGGGCAATAGAAAATACCAGCGTCATAAGGAGAAGTACCCTTATAACCGATTGTCACCAATTCTTGGTTAGATGTGTAACCACCGAAGTATGGGTCAATATAGACCTTGATACGACCGTGCAACATACCAGCAAATGTATTGCCTGTGTCATCAACTTGTAGGTCAGCAGATAGGTTAGGTGTGTATTGCAACACGCCAGCCATCGCCATTGCGGAAGCAACATCAGATGATACAATCATCACGTTGCCTTTACCTCTACGAGTTTGTTTTGCAATAACGTTAGCATCACGTTCGATTTGGAAAATCAAACCTTTGAAACGTTCAACAGACCAACGACCGTTAGAGTCAGTGTCCAAGTCAAATGCACCAGCAGTTGTAGTGCCGTATTGAGCACCTGCAACAGCAGTTGTATAGATTGTACGGATAACTTCACGGTTGATTTCAGCAAGAATCTCAGTAGAAAGAATGTTGCTCAATTCTGTTTCAGCATCCAAACCATGGATTGCTTTCAAGTCTTGTGCAAGTTCTAGTGAGTATTCAGCTTTCAATGCACGGCTTTGTGCAGTAACAGTAACTTTCTCAATTGAGAATGCCATTTGTTTGAAAGGACTATCTGTGTCGGCACCCAATGCTTCAGCAGTTGATGTTGAAAATGCAATACCAGTTGTGTAGTGGTTAGCAGTCAAATCTGCAACAGGGTTTGTACGGATATCTGTTGCGTTGTTACCACGGAAACCGTATGGGTTAGACGTAGACAATGCACCAGAGAACTCTGTGTTTGCTTCGTTGAAGAACGCTTCGTTTGCGTTGTTTGGTGAACCAGATTGTGTGTCATAACGAGCACGCATTGCAAAGATTAGACCAGTAGGTCCAGTCATTGGTTGAACGCCTGCAACATCATAAGCAATCAGGTTAGGCAATGCACGGCGAACCAAACTGATTAAGATTGGGTCGTAGTTAGAAATGCCAGAACCTGTAACGTTTGTTGGTGCAGAAGATACAGCAGTTTCGTTCAACTGTTGTGATGCTGCGGCCATTTCACGTTGTTGGTTTTCCAAAACAAGTGCTGTAACAGCTTTCTTGTATGGGTCTTTGATGGACTCTAGGCCTTCGTGTTCAAGGACTGGTGCCCATTTCTTTTGTAGTTCTTCGGTTAGATACATTAATGTTCTCCTTATTAGTATCTTTTATTGGTAAAGTTTATTTATTTAGCCAATGATTTAGAGATGATTTGTGCGTACTGAGCGATTGCAGGATCAGTAGATGCCATTGGCTTCTTTTCATCCTCAACTTCTACAGCTTCATGTAGAGCAGAACTAACTGGTGCTTTAACTGTTTGTTGGAAGTATGAATCTACCAATGTTTCTAGTTTGCGACCAAATTCTTCTTCAGTAGTAAACTCAACAGTCTCTGCGAGTGATTTTAGTTTTTCTACTTGTGTCTGCGTCAGGCCTTCACATACTGTATGTATAGCCTCTGTCTTTTTAAATTCGTTAATTTGTTTCTTCATTTCAACGTTACGTGAAATTTCTTCGTTGACTGAAGTTTCCAATTCCTCAACCTTTGTGGTCAATTCTTCCACAACATCCACTTTTTCTTCTGGAATGTCAATGTAGTGTTCTTCGAATAGACCTTTTAGACCACGAATGAAATCTTCAACGATTTCAGAACGTAGACCTTTTTCGATTGCCAATTGGTTTTCTTTGAACCATTCTTCGGCCATATAGTTGATGTAATCATCCAACTT